GGATACGGCCTGTATTGTATGACTTGGGCTTGTACTATTGGTAACGTAAGATACCGAAATAGAATCCCCTGATCCACTTATATTTGTTGATCTTGTTGGTGATGGGTTACCATCGTATATGTCTGTTGTATCATAGATTGTAGATGCGTTATCAAACAAAGAAGCTGCACCTGCAGTTGTCAATGAAAAGTTTTCTGGTGTGTTTATTTCAGAGTCACCAAAGTTAAAGTCTATACCTACGTTAATTAAAGCCTCACCTTCAGTTTTAAGAAAGGTCTTAACTTTATAAAATACTTTACGAACTTCTGGATCACCCATAAAGTAATACGGAGTTTGATACACACTAAATATTTCAGAGCCAGCAAATGAGTCACCTTCTTCTTGCTTATGTACCTTACCCGTACTGTCTCCGTGTAACACAAACTCAAACTGACCTATGTAACCACTAGCTACGGCTGTTGCTTCAACACCTACAAGCTGACTATACTCAAATGTAGACTGTGCAGTTGGGCCTTTACGTATAGCTGCCAGTAGTGACAAAGAAGTGTTGGCTTCAAAAAATAATCTAAACTGTGACTTTCTTCGTATTACAAGAGCTTTAAGTTTAGTTACGTCCTCGTTAGCAGTGTAGTTTTCAAATGTCTTTTGTATTTCACGAGAAACAGTTTCAAGCTCAACGTCACCAATACGTGATGTACCTGAGATAGGACGAATACCGTCTGGCCCTAAGAAGATAATGTCACCACCAAACTCTACCACAGTATCAGGTGCAACACAACCCAAGTCATTCGTTACGTTTTCTACTGTAAAGTTAGAATAGTTATCACCTATAATACGTTTGATTTGGTTCTGGCCAAATACATAAAGTTGGTTACGAAAAGATTTTAACTGAGTTACAGTAAAACCTATATTAATTACACCTGCACCGTTTGCTGGATCAAAGTCCGTATCTGCATTAGGGGCAGAAAAATATATGTTAAAAGGTTCTGCAGGATCACCAGCTAACCAAAGGTGATTTGCAAAGGCACTAGCAAACTTAGGATCTGTTGGTGCATTTACGTGTGTAATCTGCGTATACGTTGTACCGTTATACTTAGCTGCAGGATTAACACCATCAGTCAGCAATAAGATTTCTTCTGTCCAATTATAACGTTCAAACCTTACTACGTCAACCCCTGTCATTGTAGGGCTACCTGCTGTAGTAACTGCAGTCCAACCTATTACAGTAGGAGTACTTGATACTGTACCTGTTGCACTAGAAGTACCACCTGTAAGTACGTTACCTGTAGCAAATATATTATCTGGTATTTTACCAAAGTTTACTACAATAGCATCTGCAGTTTTGGATATTACTGTACCTGATGCTGCAACTGCAGTACTGTCACCAGAGCTAACTACACCCGTAACAGTTTCACCAACAGTAAAACCTGAACCCTCTCCTGTACCTAATGGTACATCATAGTAGTGATTATACCAATGTAGATAATTACTACCAGAGGAAGGTGCTCTACATCCAAGTACACCCTGATTAATATCACCGTTGACAGAAAGTCCTAATACTTTACCTGTACCGGGAAGTGTACCATAAGAGTTTTCAAACCCACTTATGCGTCTATACCCACCCTCAAGTGAAGGCTCCATGTTTACAAGACGTACCGCACTACCTGAGAAGTTGTTTGACTGTGTAAGTGGATCAACGTTAGTTACAAGTCCACCAGCCATAACAGACACATATGTTTGTAATGCGTCAGACATTGTTAGAATCCATCAGATACTGCACCAGAAGTGGCTAAGGTAGACCCAAGTTGACTATTACTAAGGGGTTGTTTAATTACAGTAGATCTAATATTAATAGGAGGATCTAGGATAAGCCTACGCATCATATCAATACCATCTAAAAACTTTTTCTCGTGCATAGCTGCACTCTGTTCGTTAGATCTAAACATCATCATGTACATCATAGCGCCATCTATAATAACATGTTTAAAACGATCTGGTACTAATGCAGTATCGCTACTAGCAGTTAAGTCAGCAGGGTACTTCCAATATCTATACTCAATAACGTAGGCAGCGTCAGGGATAGGTGTAACGCCAAACTTTTCTTCTTGTGTCATAAATACATAATCAGGATCGCTTCTAGCTCCTTCTCCACCTAAATCTTCTAGTGGTTTAAGAGCGGATATATACTGATCAAAAGTAACAAGAGTTAATTTCTTAGGTGTGTTATTCTCAGAGGATAACTGCCTAATGTAAAATGTATCCCAATCTGCTTTGGAATAATCTGCAGGGAAGTCATACGTTCCTGTTCCTGCTGTAAGTGTTTGCGTTGTTGTAGTCAACGTAAAGGGCCACTCTTGTGCGTCCTGAAGCATCTGTCTTATAGATGAGTTGATAGAATCTTTAGCAAGAGCTTGCACGTTCTTAACTGAAGTAAACTCAGACTCTGTAATCTGAACTTCATTAAGTCTACGTAACAGTTCGTTTGTTAGATTTATAAAAGTTGCCATTATTATGTCCGTCTTGCAGGAGTGTAATATAAACGTGCAGATAGTGTAACATCAAAAGAAGCAGAACCACTATGTTTAAATACTAATACTTTATCACCTTCATGTAAAAACAAAGGACCACTTGAAATGTAATGTTCGTGAGAGTTTCCAGGTATAGATTCGTTTCCTACAAAAAACTGAAAAGTGCTGTCATCTGCATGAAATATTTGTATTCCTATGTTAGCAGTAGATGAACTTTCATTAGCTACCATAAGTAAAACTATTTCAGCTTCATGGCTGGCAGGACACGTAAATAAAGTGTTAGCATTGTTAGGACTGCCAGAGGTACTAGCAGACGTAGCTGTTACGTCTAAAAACTCAGATGCAGTCCTAAAATTAATGCCAGCCATTATAAAATTCCAGATGAGTTTAAGGGGCCACCCTAAAGCAGCCCCCTAAGTTTATTTATGCGAGGTAGTCACGAGAGACTTCATCAGCACCTTTGTCGGAACCAATGGAATCAACATCCATCAGCATTGCCCAAACACGTACTTTACCTGCTGTAGAAACAGTTGTCGCAGCTTGAATTAGAACATCAATAGTGTCTGATGATGTAACCAAGATAGGACATGCAGTGTTTGCTAAGGTTGCATAGTCACCTGCAGAAGCAGAATCAAATGCAAAACCGTCGACAAATGCATCAACGTCACCGCCTGTAATACCGAGGTCAAGAACCGTACCAGTACCACCTGAAGGTGTTGTTGTACATTCCATACCTGCAGCCATTACCATTGTGTTTGCACCAACAGTAATTGCTTCAATGATGTCTGCGGCAGCTAGGGCAGAACCCTTAGCAGTTGCTGCTGCAGCCAAGTCGATTTCTTTTTCGACCAGATATGGTTTGTTAGATGGATTACCACGTCCACCAGCCGCTTTAGAGAGAGTTGTTACAGTAGCCATAATTTATACCTCCCTTACGCTGCGTTATACTTGGCAGTAACGATTGCTTCTGGACGAAGAATCTTACGACCGTATAGGTGCATACCACGAACAATGTCAGCGAAGCTGTCAGGGTCACGATATGTTTCCGTTTTACTGATTTGCTCTGCAGTTGCAACAGCAGAATCATGACCAGCAACAATAACGCCGTAGTTACTGTTTTGGTTTGCAGAGCCAGTTGTACCTGGTCCTGTACCTACAGATGGCAAGTTGCTAGATGAGTATACACGGAAGCCGTGGAAGTTTGCAACAGTCAGACCATTGCGAAGTCCACCTGATTCACCGAAGTCTGCATTGAAGAAACGTGAGTCTTCGTCAGCAAGAAGTTCCATGAATACTGGGTCAACTACAAGCCAACGACCAGACTTGTCTACTTGTTGTTGGTCAAGCAAACGAGCCATACGAGCAACAACCATTGCTGGTGAAGCTGTAGCAGTTGGAAGAGCAGTTGCACCTGGCAAACGTGCTGCGAGTGGGATGGAGTGATCACCAGCAGAAGATGTAGTGATGTTTCCAAAGTCACCCTTTTTCAGTTTCATGCTTGAAAGCAATTCATCTGAACCAGCAGTTGAAACAGCTTTAGTACCATTTACGGTAGTGTTTACTGAGTCTGCTGCTGAGTGCAATGCTGATTGTGCGTAACCAGACAGGTAGCCAAGAACTTCTTGGTCATGTTGGTCAGCCAAACGATAAGCTGCACGATTGGTTGCAAGATCCATAAAGTTGACATGTGAGTGAGCTTCCTCGATGTCATCAATCTTAAAGGCGTAGTAGTTTGCCTTGTCGATAACAAGAGAAAAGTCCTCATCGTCAAGATCTTGTGCAGAAACCTGCGTTCCACGAGCATATGCGCTCACTGAAATTTCAGGTTCTTTAATAATTTTGACTGTATCACCTTGAGCGGCAATCTCGCCAAAATAATCTGAGTTAGTGATGTCACCAACTACGGTACTCTTACGAAATGCAAGCTGTACCTTTTTGGAATAGATTACGGAACTAAAGTTACCGTTAGGTAAGTTACCGTAACCCGATGCTGAAGTAAAAGCCATGATAAAATCCTCCATGATATTTGGCTTCGGGTTACAAAGCTAAACACCTACAAGAGGCTGTTACATTTTCTAGGGTGCAGTTAGTATCCAGTTGCGCTACCGAATAATTACTGGGCCTATACTTGAACAGGTAGTTCTTATTAGTTTAGACTTTAGTGAAAATGGGTTTATAACAAAAGGTAGTCAAAAGAGGCTTTTGTTGTATGACCCTAGTTATACTGCTGATTTTTTATTTGTCAACAGTTATCTGGCAGAACCAGTTACGTCATAGACGAATTTACCACTACGCATTGCAGCATTAATCTCATCTGAACGTTCTTCAAATTCTTTGTCAGACATTTTTGCAATCTCTGACTCTCGAATTGTTCCATTTGCGTCAGCTACATCTACTTCCGTTTTACTACGTTTAGTAACTGTTTTAGCTGCGTCTTTTGTTTTAGCTTTTTTAGCTTCTACAGTAAGCCCTTTATCTGATTTATATAAATCAATTACACGAACTACTGAAGCTGGGTCATCAGAGTTTTCATAAAGTGCATCACGTACCCATTTAGGTTGTGCGTCTGCCCAGTCATGAAATTCATCTGAGTCTCGCAAATCGTCAAAGTCTTTATGGGACTTTCTTATTTCATTTTCAGCTTTTACTCTGTCAGCTTCTGCTTGAGCTTCGTCTAGTTCTTTAATACGAGTATTAGCTTTTTCAAACATTTCTTGTGCTTTTTTAGCTGCAATTGTTTCTACAATACCAGCTACATCAGGGTATTCTCTTGACCACTCCTCAATATCTTCATCTGACTTGGGAGGAATAATACCCATTCTTTCAGAACTTTTTTGGAGTGCTTCTAGTTTAGTTTCCCACTCCTTTTCTTTCTGTTGCATGTGGCGTCTTAAATCACCATAACGTTTTTTGAAGCTTCTTTCTTCTGCAGATAACGTTTCTTCTTTAACTTCTGTATTGGCCTCTTTCGCTTCAATGTTTTCTTCTTTTTCTGGTTGCTGTTCTTCGTCTGGTTCAATTTCACCACGCTGTTCAGCTTCAAGACGCTTGATCTCCTCTTCTTCATTTTGCATACGTTGTTGACGTCTGGCGTAGTTTGAGCCTCGTTCAACAAATCCTGCAGTTTTTGGTGTTTCAATTTCTGCTAGTTCAGGCATATTCCATCTCCTTTATGTTGGGGCCAGCTATTACACTGGGTAGCCTTATAGTTATTAGTATAGGATTATTTGCGTTTCATTAAGCCGCCTTTATTTAATAATGCATACTCATCGTCTTTTTTAGCAATGTCTGCGTAACTTTTTGCCGCTGCTCCAGCCGCTGTTCCAGTTTTTGCAGCTTTTTCTGCAGTTGCAACCATACTATCTTTGTCAGTTCTAGTTTTAGCTACAAAAGCTGCGTGTTGTTTTTTAAATGCTTTTTTATCCTTGTCTTCTTTAACAGTTGGTGTAGTTGTAGTTTGTACAGGTGTTACATTAGTTGGTCTTGTTGGAGGTCTTAGTGATACGTCTGGGGCAAGTTTTGTATCAGAATCTGCTTTGTAATATCCCAGATTATCATCATCACCAGGAACATATGTATATCCTGGTGAAGCAACATCTTCCATAACCTTAATAAACTTAGGATCTTTTTCTCCACCTTTAAATATTTTGTTCCCAAATGGATCAACAGAATCTGCAGTAAGAAACAGACCCTTACCTCTATTTTTAGGGTTGGTTATAATATCAATAGCTAGTTGATCTCCATTTATAAGCTCTGTTCCAAAAATATCTAAGTTATTACTTGTTACATAGTTTTTATATTTAGTTTTTAATCCTGCAAGACTTTCTTTTTGTGAAGCAGTTAAACTACTCTCTGGAATTGAAGATAGAACATTAATATTAGCAGCTACTTGGGCAGCATTAGAACCTTTTGCAAAGAGTCCAAGAACACCCCCTCCTAAAACTTTACCAAGAAATCCAGCAAGACCTGTAGCAGGGTCTAGAGCACCAGAAGACTCACTTAGCAGCTTATCTACATCATCATAACTGTATTTATCCATCCACGCATCAGGATCACCTTGTGGAACATCTGGCTTATCTCTGTCATCACCACCTGTAGGCTGAGGGGTTTGCACAGGGTCAGGAAGTACACACATACCTGTCTCTGGATTAAATACCATACCCCTTGCTGCACAGCTTTCTGGGGTATCTACAGGAGGAGTAACAGGTTGTCCAACAACAGGAACTGGTGTATTAGGTGGTTGAGTTATACTTTGAGGTGCATTACTAAAACTTCCATAGTATCTAGTTGGTTGATTATAAGCCTGTTGTCCTGGAGTTTGGTACACAAAACCTGCACCAGGATTTCCTTGTAGTGGAGTTTGCATTGGGTTAAATGGAGCTGGGTTCTGTAAAGGCATTGGAGTTTGAGCTACCCCTGGTTGTGCAGGAGCTACTGAAGGTCCAGAAAATCCACCTTGAACCATTGTTCCAGTGTTTGCATAAACAGGCTCTCCACCAATACGACCATCATTTTCCATTTGTTTTAGTCCACCTTTAGCTTTATTACGTAAATCTTCAAAGTGTTTTACACCATAAAACTGAACAACATCAGCAGGAACAACATACTCACCTTCAGATAACTGAGCAGGAATATCATCTCTAACTTCTTTGGCCATAGAACCAGGAGGTATTTCGTTACCTGATACAGGGTCTACTTTCATACCGTCATCTTTTAGTCCACCTTCTCTCATAAAGGCCATTTCCATTTGTCTGTTCATATCTACTGTGCCTCCTTCGGCATAATTTGGTTTTGTAGGGCCAAAAAGATCAAAACCTTGAAGATCTTTATCTATACCTTTTGCATATCTTGCAAAATTAATTCCCCCCGTTGCATACCTTAAAATTTCTTCATCTGTCATAGGTCCAAGTTTTAGCTTAAAATCTTCTACTTTTTTACCCATAAGACTTTTAGGCTCATCAGATTGAAACTCTTTTAAAGTTTCTATTTTACGTTCTCTAGCTAAGTTAGAGGTTACTTTAGGTTTAGGGACACTTCCTACCGTAGCAATTTCTTCTGCACGTCTTCCAACAACTCTACTTTCTACTTCTGAAACAGTTTTCATATAAGTTTTAAAAAGCTCTGACTCTAACTCTCTCATTTTACGAGCTATCTTTTTAGCTACGGCAACATCACCAAAAACTTCACCTGGATTTGGAACTTGACCTGGTAATATAGCGCCTGTAGAAGTTTGGTCTAATGCTCCTGTACCTCTTTGTTTTTCAAATGTGTCTAGTATTTCATCTCGTAACTTTACAAAATTTTTATTTTTCTCTAAAATATCTTTTTCGATTTTGTAACTAGGATATTCTTTTATACCTACTCTACCAAAAAACACAGGATTTCCGCCCAGTTGTTTTAAACCTGCTATTTTATAATCTTGAAATTGAGCTGCGTGTTGCAGTTCGTGAAAAAACGTATTTCTAAAATTCTTATTGTTAGGGGATGTTAAACTTTTATTATTTGGACCAAATACAATAGCACCCTGACTACCTACATTAGGATCAAAATGTGCTCCAGAACCAGTTTTTTTAGGATCAATATAAAAGGCTACATTTCTTAAATTGGGATATTCTTTAAAAAGTTCTGTATGAGTTGGAATTATATGTCCAACAGCTATAGGATAATGTCTAGTAGATTCTTTTAAAGTTTGAAATCCATCGCTACCTTTAATTTCAACACGGCTATCATCTATTTCAAACTTAAAAGGGTTTTCTGGTATATCTCCAACATAATCACTAGACTTACCTGTTTGAAATCTGCCTGTCATTTGTTCAATTTGACTAGGACTATAACCTCTTTCTTTTAATTCTTTAGCTCTGTCATAATTACTGTCGTAGTAACCTGTAGCTCCTGGTCCAGCAATAATTTCAGATTCAGGTTTAGGTTCGGGTGCATCTAAAGCTTTAATTATTTTATCTGCACCAATATTGTTGGCTACTTTTCTAAGACCTGCTTTAGCTGCTGTGCCTAATCCAGGAATTAAACCAATTAATTCTGATCCACCAAGAAGAGCTATCTTACCGTAGTTAGGGTCATCTTTTTGCAGCTCTTCCTGTATTTCTTCTACAGTCATAGCTGTACCGATTCCTGGCAAAGCTCCTAATACGTTTTCTACTACTTGCCCAGTTCCTTCTTTAGACCTTTCTAAATAAGCCTGACTGGGTCTACGCCTACGCCTACCTTCTGCATCTGTATTAAATGCTTCTTCAGTTTGTACAGATAAGCCACCTTTTTCATAACCTTTTTTAGGAGCAGACTCTAGGAATTTTAAAAAAGCAGGGTCTTGATTTGCAAGTTCTTCTGTAAATTCGTAATTAATATCATTGTAGGTAATCCTTCTAACGTCCATTACCTTATCCCAAGTATAATTTGCGTAGTTTTGTCTTAAAGAAACTTGTTTTATTTCTTCCCCTTGAGCATTATAAGCCCATTGATTTCCACCAACAACATTTATGTAATTAGAATTACCTTGAGAAGTTATCCTATCTCCTGCGTAAAATGTTACATGATCTGCTATTCCATATCCTTTTTCTCCTGGTTTATCCCAATCAAAAATAACCAGATCACCTTCTCTTATATCTTCTGGTGCAACAGGAGTACCGTATTTTCTATAAGCATCTGCTCTAACTCTAGCAAAAGTATTTTTTGCTTTTAAAGGGTCTGCCCCAAGTGCTGATAAAATATGAGTTATAAATGTTGCACACCAAGCATCTTTAACAGGATCTAATCCTGATTTTCCACCTACAGCACTGTCCATCCAACCTTTTAAAGCTTTTATTGCATCTGGATTATCAGAAGAAAAATTAGAAATAATTTTAGTTGTTTTAGATCTAGGATCACTTTCTCCTCTTATTAAATAGCCTAACTCAAGGATTTTGTTTATAGGACTTTGACGTATAGGTTTTATATTTTCAGGTCTAGCTCTAGGTCTTAAAAAACCTTCTTGTTCTAAAGGTAAATCTTTTGATGGTTCAGTCTTTGTTAGATCAGGCTCTTCTTCCATTACTTTTTTAACAGTTTCTTTTAAATTACTGTCTAAATTTAACTTAGGCCTATCTAATTTTTGTTGCTGTCTCATAGAAGCTTCAGGAGTATAGGGTTTACTTGTAGTTGGATCTATTACAGCAGGATCAGCAAATCCAACCGTTCCCATAGCTCTTTCAGTTTGACTAACCATTAACTTTCTCTCTTAATCTTAACAAAGAACGCAATGCACGTATTTCTCCTTGAAGCCTGTACATCTCGTCAAGTTCACGAGACTGCTCAAGGGATACATGAGTGAAAGCAATCCGTTCAGCAATTTCTTCGATAAACGGACTGTACAATTCAGGATTGTTGACAAAAGGTTTAAGTGTATTATTCACAACAAGTTTCATTTACTGTATCGGTTGTTCGCCAGTATTGCCTGAGAAGCCCTGTTCTCCTGGCTGAGGCGCTGTTCCTGTTCCTATGGTACCTCCCCCACTACCTTGGGTATCCTGTACCTGTACGCCAGCAGGAGCGCCCTGTGAAACACCTTGCTGTGGAACGCCTGGTTCAGGCTGTGGTGGTGGATTAGCTTCTTGGAACTTTTTAAGAATCTCAGCCTGTACTGCAGCCTGTGTCATGTTGTTGCCAACCTTATCAGGATCAAGATCCATAGACTTAGCAATCTCACGTACAATATAATCCATACGTGCAAATGGTGCCAGTGCTGGATTTTGTACAACTTGCAAGAACTGCATCAAGCGTTGACTACGTACTTCATTAGCCATCAAGCTTTCTGTACCACGAGCTTTAACTTCTAGATCTCCTTTAATTTCTTTATCAAAGTCAAACTGCATGTTAAAGTTAAAAAATGCTTTACCAAGTGGAGCAAGCAGATAGTCATCTATGTTTTTAACTACATTCCGTATACTACCGTTGGCAGCAGACATAAGCATAGAAATACCAGAAGCGGTACGACCCACACCAGATACTCCCGTTTGACCATGAGCAAACGAAGGAAAACCAGTAGACTCATCAGCTAACACCCTTGCTTTGTCAAACATCTGCATATTTTCGTTTGATACGTTTGGAAACTTAGTGCCAAAAATAGCCTGTCCTGGTGCTCCACCCTGACGCCTAAAGACTTTTCCAGGATATACAGACAAATCCTGACCAGGAACTAAGTTAGTTTCATCTACTTCAATAAGTAAGTTACCTGACAGCGCAGCATTATCTACAGCCATACGCATAAACCCATTCATAAGAGTTTGCGTATCGTCCATATTTTCTGCAATACCTACTCCAAAAATACTGTAAGGATTCATTTCGTAAGGAGCCGCAAAGTATGGAATATAAGCAGGAGTAAATGGATTCATTACCAATCGCAACACCTGACCGTTACAAATCCAAACATTTACACTTAATTGTTCAGCATCTCTGAGGTCTTTTGGAATATCAATATCCTGTTGTTCAAGAATTTCTGTATCTACAAAGCCCCAAAATTCTAAAACTTCAAAACGTTCTGATTTAGACTCCTGAGAGTCATCTTCCATAACTTGCTCCCACCATTCCTTTGTGTAAGATTCACCAAGGCGCAGTGCATTGTCAATTGCATTTTGACGGAAGTAAGGACGATTTTTTAATGCACGTAATTGTGATCTAGACATTTTGTGTCTTTCAATTACATACTCTGCTTCTTCCATTGTAGCAGCATCTGGATCAGGATAAAAATTCCAAATAGAAACAGAAGTAGTTTGAGGAATGGTTTTAAACACGGGAGAATAATTACCTTCTTCATCCCAGTTTGCATATTCTTTATCTACTGCAAATGGACCTTTCATAATACCAGTGCCAAACAAAGCAGACTCAAATGCAGCAGCACGCAAATGTTTCTTTGCATGAGATTCTTCTAGTTGGTCATGTATTTTCTTTTCCATTTTTTTAGCTGCAACTTCTGCAGGAAAAAACTGAGGAGAAGTAGGGGTTTTAGCATATCCAGGTTTTACTTTATCAATTACTGGCGCAAGAGTTTTTTCTAAACCTGCCAAACGTTCTCTAAACTCTTGATAAGTTTCACCAGGAAGTAAATCAGGCATAGACTCATTAGCTTTTACTTGATCAGGATTTGTTTCAAAGTTTACAACTTCCTCTACGTTGTCTGGAAGTCTGGTTGGATCAATACTAATAGGAAATTTATTTCCACCAAAAAGAACATCTGCAATTTGTCCATATGCAGCAAGAACTTTTGTCTTTGTAACTTTTACAAAAACTTGAGATTTTTCTGTAGAAGTAAATTGTACATCAGGCCCATAAATGCCTCGGTAGTTTCTATAAGCTTGTATCCAACGTTGTTCTTCTGTTTCTCTGGCTGTTTCAGCTTTTGAGTATTTTTCTTCTACAAAAGAAATAATTTGACCAGCTTTTGGATCAGAATATTCTTTTGGTTTTACATCATCAATAGAGGAACTTTCTACCCTATCCATGATCATTTCTTCAAAGTCTTCTTCCATGTTTTACCCTTAATAGCCAAATCTTGAGTCGGCAGCTTGAAACCCTGTCTTTAAATTAGAGACATCAAAGTCAAATAAATTACTTCTTGGTCTTGTCATTATACCGTATCTTAAAGCATCATACAAGTGGTCTTCTGCATTTGTATCTACATCTTCTGGATTATTTTTATCCAAAGGTATGGCAGGTAGCTGAGAAATGGTATGCTTAC